CGATCGTCTCGGCTGCGGCGTCTAGGGACGGCCCCGACCAGCACAGGAGCGCACGCATGGCGTACTTCCCGTACCCGACTACGGCTGAGGAGCGAGAAATCGTGCTCTTCTCCTGTCGCTGCGGCTCCGGCTTCCCCGCTCACCTCGTCCCCGAGCATTGGACCGCGCGCGGTCTCAGCGTGACGCCCGATCCGGGAGGCTTCGCGACATGGACTGACGCGCATCAACGGCCCACTGATGGGCACCGTGTCGAGCTTGACCGCTACCGGACCCCCTGCCGTCCCGCGTCCCATGCGGGAGGCTGCCGAGAGTGCGGAGCGCCGTCTGTAGGGAGGATGCATTTCTACTGCTCGCCAGAGCACCGCGAAGCCTTTGAGCGTGATCACTTCTGGGGATCAGCCTCCAGGGCGGCTGCAACGCTCGCGTCCACGTTCATGCTTGAGATCACTCGCGGCGCGTATTGGGGGCGTGGCGAGCAGGATGGGCGCGGGCGCTACCACCAGCGGGACGCCGTAATCTGCCGTCGGTGCGAGCAGCCCGCGAAGAGCTGGGAGGTCAATCACATCGTGCCGGTCGCTGGCCGTCGCCGCTCGTTCGGCTGCGAGCACCATCAGGAGAATCTCGAGGTGCTGTGCCGCCCGTGTCATCTGGAGGTCACAGCCGAGCAGCGAGCCGCCGGCCTTCTCGGCCCCGGTGCCCCGGCTGTCGTCAAGGCGCGGCCTCAGCAGGCCGCCCTGCAGTTGGTGCTGAGCTGATGCTCCACCGTCTCCTAGTCCGCTACCACAGGTGGCGACTCGGTCTGTACGGGCCGCGTTGCCGAGAGTGCGGCAAGCCATGGATGGATCACACGCACTATTTCGGCCTCACGTGGACGCTGAAAGACGGTTGCCCTGATCGCGGGTACCGCCCCCGTGTCTGACAAGCCGCTCTCAGGCAAGCCGATGCAGTGCGTCTTCTGCAATGCCGCGATGCCTCATGCCCACGCCTCTTACGCCGACCGCATGACAGGATGGACGCGCGTAGGCCCACTGACGGCACCATCACCGAGGGAACTTGGCTCTCACCGTGACTGACAAGCCCCTCAGCGGCAAACGCGCGCTCTTCGTCGCGGAATATTTGAAGGACCGCAACGCAACGCAGGCCGCTATCCGCGCAGGCTACTCAGAGGCCACAGCGAAGCAGCAAGGCTCCCGGCTGTTGACGCGTGTTGACATTCGTGCCGCTGTTGTTGTCTCCGACACCCGCGTCGTCGCGAAGGTAGAGAAATCCGCCGCCGACATCAGCCGCGTGGCGTGGAGCATCGCCGAGGACCCCGAAGCGCCGCCCTCAGCTCGCATTCAGGCGCTCAACCTCGAGGCCAGGCGGTTCCGTGAGTACGCGGACAAGCACGAGATCGATGCGCGGGTCGCGGTTCTATCGCTGCCCGTTGGGACGACCCTGGATGACCTGAAGGCGCTACGGGATGGGCTGAATGCCGGCGACTCTTAGCCGCGAGGCAGCGATTGCAGCGCTCGACCGCGAGATCGCCGCACGCTCGTTCAGTGACCCGGACGGTGGTTTCCTCAACTACGTCTACGTGCGTCCAGACAGTGACGACGACGATACCGGGCTGTTCGACGACGCAGATACGAACGAACATGGAGCGAAGCGTAAGTTCGAGCGCTGGCCCCATCTCATCGAGCGCGCAGAGGCATGGGAGCGTGGTGACGGCGAAGTCATCCTGAAGGCGCGACAGCTCGGGCTCTCGTGGCTCGTTGCCGCGTACACGCTCTGGCGCGGGCTGTACTGGCCCGGCGACATCGCACTGATCAGCAAGGGCGAGCGCGAGGCCAAGAAGCAACTCAAGCGCTCCGCGTTCGTCTACTCGCAGCTACCTGACCATTTCCGCACCCATGCGCCGGCGCGGTTCGCGACGGAAGAAGCGACGTTCCACAACACGAACACGATGCTCGCGCTGCCGTCCACCGAGGACATCGGCGTCTCGTACACCTTCCGACGCGTGGTGATGGACGAGGAAGGATTTCACCCTTACGCGAAGGGGAACTTCGGAGCGCTAGAGCCGACCATGAGCGCCGGCGGACAGTTCCTCGGGCTCTCGACCGCGAATCCGCGTCTTGGCCCGAACGGGTTCTTCCATGACCAATACTGGGGCTCGAAGGCGGGCAAGACTGGCTATCGTGCCGTCTTCATTCCGTGGTACGCGCGTCCAGAACGTGACGCCGCATGGCTCTCGGAGCGCCGTGGACACTTCACTGGGCTCTCGGAGGAGTTTGATGCCTACTACCCAGCGACCGATGCGCAGGCGTTCGTGGCGCGTTCGGGGCTCGTCTATCCCCAGTTCGACACCAACGTTCACGTCTGGGTGCCGCGTGAGGGGCACGAGGACCCGTGGCACTGGTGGGATTCGGTGCGTCGAGTAGCAGGCGTGGACTTCGGCGGTGGCGACCCAACGGCAGTGACGATGCTCGGGATGAGCGGGAAGCACCACCTGCACCAGTTTGGCGAGTTCTACCGTCGTGGCGCAGTGGGCATCGCTGAGATCGCCGGGTACATCGCAGGATGGGACGGTCCAGGCATCGCGGTCTGCGACCCGTCCGAGCCGGTAGCGATCGAGACGCTGAATCAGGCCCTTCGTGGCACGGGCTGGACGGCTCAGGCAGCGGACAACAGGCGCGGTGAGGGGTTGGGGTTCGTCGGCTGGCTGCTGGACGAGAACCGACTGAGCATCGATGCAGGGTGCCTCGACTCGATCGCTGAGTTCCCGGGATACCGATGGGCGACGAGGACCGACCCGAACGACAAGAACCGTTATGCGACGAGCACGCCTGTGGATAACCACGCGGACGGCATGGATGCGAGACGGTACGCGGTGATGGAACTGTTGGCGCTGCTGCGTCCGATGGCTGTGATGCCGAGGCGCGCGTACAACACGGGGCGCCCGCTGTCCACCAGAGCCGTCTAGCGGTGTAGGATAACGCGCATGAGCAGGAGTACCGAATGACGCTTCCCGATGAGATCGTCGAGGTCCGTCGCCAGCTCGAAGCGGCCAACGAGCGCGCCCGTCGCGCTGAGGCTGCGCTCACCCAGGGACGTGATCCCCAAGACGCACTGGAGGCTGGGCTCGCAGAACTCGATCGGCAGTACGGCTCCGATGTGCCGTCGATGATGAACTCGTCCACCTGCCGACACGTCGAGGGTGGCGCTGTCTGCGGGATGCGGTACAAAGACGCGCGGAACGAACTGACGCACGCCGGCCTGAACCACTCGTTCCTGCCGTTCGACAAGCCCGTTGCTTCACGCGCTGCGTCCTACACGCTGACCGCTCTGGAGCGCGCGAAGTTGGAAGGCGACCAGAAGCAGGAGCCTGTCGCGGAAGCGTATCTGAGCGTGCAGCAGGCAGCGTTGATGCTGTCGGTGACGCCTGCGAAGGTGCGTGCGATGGTGAAGTCGCGTGGGCTCCGTGCTGACACGGTGGGCAAGGTCATCCTCGTCCGGCGAGAATCGGTCGACCGACTGCTGGCGCTTGCGGAGCTGTCGAGCGATGAACCTGAGCCGATCGTGGAAGTCACGGAGGCTGAGATCGTCGCGGGACTGGAGCGGGCGATGGAGTCGGCACGGGAGCGCAGCGCATGAAGCCTCAGTGGGGCGATCGAAGGTTCGCCTGTGAGTGTGGAGCGCGCTACGTCGAGGGCTCGACGGCGCTGGCTCACGCATTCGAGGGGCACGAGGTTGTGCGCGAGGTGTTTCACGGACGCTGGGACTTCGCCGGGCGCGTGCCGGTGATGCAGTACCTGATCGACCGGCTGCGTCTGCGTGGTGAGTCGCTGGACGACTTCCTCATGCGCATCAAGGCGCGCGGGGTGGAACTCGAGGCGCTGGCCAAGGCGTACGAGGCTGGGCCGTCGTTCGTGCTTGCGGACGGGAAGCGGCTGCGGCCAGATGGGACGACGGAATGAGCAAGGTAGATCGCGCGGCACTGGAGCCTTACATCGCGGAGGTTCGTCCGCCGGCTGGCTACTACGCGATGCAGCAGGTAGTGGACGATCTCAATCGCAGGAACAAGATGGTTGTGCAGGAGACGATGCAAGTCCTCACCGGACGACTGGTGAGCATGGGTTTGCGTCCGGTCCTGCTCACCAGGGCGCCGCTCAAGACGCGGTTCGCGTCCCTATGGACCATGTGGGGGAAGCGATGAGCGCCTACAGCGTGAACCCGTCGCGGAAGTGCGTGTCGTGCTTCTTCGACGTGGACGACCCGCGACATTACCGGCTTCACGTCATCCCGAAGAACTGGCCCGCGTGGATGTCTGTCTCCGGGGGCGCACCTGCTCCCGGTTCTTCGGTTCTCCCGGATGCGGCAGGCGCGGGAACCGCTCGACCCCCGGAGACAGAGACCGTCATCGTGACAGCGAACGTGGCAAAGGTGCGCGCTCCCGAACTGCACATCTGCTTTGACTGTGGCCTCGGGGCAAAGAGTGCAGCAGGTCTGGCTGCCCACCAGCGCAAGCACGATGCGGTGAACGCATGACGAAGAGTGCGCGAGAACTGAAGCGAGCTGCGGTCAATCTCATTCGCGCGCAGCGCGCCTACAACGCTGCCTTCACTGCAGCCATTGAGGAACTCGCCGAGGCGGTGACGAGTGGCTGAGAAGGTCGGGCTGTCCGAGAGCCGAATCCAGTCGATGCTGTGGCTGAACTGGCAGCAGCAGGCCGAGATGATGCAGAACCTGCGTATCCGTCGCCTGCTCATCTCTCGTGACCGCAATCCGACCACGTACAACGAGACCGGAACGCTTCTCCCGCCTCCCTTCAACGAGACGTCGCTGGCGATCCGCACGCGCATCGGCGAGACCTCGAAGGCCGTCTCGATCGCCGCGTCACGCATCACGGCCAACGCACCCGACATCGCCGTGATCCCGATGACCGCGAAGGGCGATCTCGCAGCCACGGTGGACAAGACTGCCGGCATGCAAGAACGACTCGACGAGCAACTCTGGTACGAGTGCGGCGGACCTGACAACCACTGGCAGGCTGCGTGGGCCAAGTGCGTCGGGGCCGCGTCGTTCTATCTCGTGTTGCCGAGGGATGCGGACTTCGGACTGCCGAACCGCATGTACTTCGACGAGTCGGACGAGGAGATCCAGCGTCTCAAGGACGCCGGCAAACTCGCGCCGCTGAAGAAGAAACTGCCGTCTGGGCTGTTCGTGTACGCGGAGCACGGTGACGTGTGGGCTGCGCGGCGCAAGGCGTACTCACGATCTCGTGCTATCGCTGGGCGTTCGCTGTTCACGGTGTCGGTGTACCCGCGTGACATGGTGCTCAAGGAGCGCGACAGGGAAGCGAAGGACCTGAAGTGGGCTGCGGTGATCGAGGAGATCGCTGCGTCCGACTGCGCTCCGGGCTCTGACTTCGCGCGTGAGATGGCGCGGTCGAAGGGGATTCCCGAGGACGACGTTGGGCTGTGGGGCATCATCTGGGACGAGAAGCGCAAGCGCATCATCGGCGGCATCTCCCAGGGTGGGCCGATGGGCTCTGAGTCCAAGTCGCAGACGGCCTACACGCTGATTCGGTTCTTCGACCGCGAGGAACAGGTCATCATGATCGGCCCACGCAACTCGGTTCAGGGTGCATCGGAGATCTGGCGCGGTGAGCACGGCTGCACGGTGATGGGTGTTCCCTCGTGCCCCGTTGTTGAGGACCCCTTCTACCGCACGGACATCAACGTCCCCGGCAAGGAGTACGCGACCGCACTCGACCCGGTGTTCGCGTACGTGCCGGGCATCAACCAACTCCTGACGCTCGAGTCGAACGTCGCCGGTTGGAACGGCATCCCGCGCATGGTGATGGAGTCACCCAACGGGACGGTGCGTGGCGAGGACGGCGAACCTGTCAACGTCGAGAGCACGCCGGTTCCGGGTCTGAACCCGAACGAGATCGCGGTGTACCCGGGCAAGGTGACGCAGCTCGTCATCGATGACAAGTCACTGCTCGAGGCGCTGAAGATCTACTTCGAGCGGCTGGATTCCGTGATGCCGCAGATGGGCGGTGCGGACTCCGGGGCTGACGCTGCGGCGTGGGCGATTCAGCAGCGCATTCAGGAGAGCCAGCAGCCGTACCAGAAGCCCGTCGACAACTCGTGTCAGGCGATCTCGGGTGTCATTCAGCGGATGCACGGCTGGATGCGCGATCTCGACGTCCCCATCTACTTCTTCGCCGCTCCCGGCCACCGCAAGACACAGCGCGACATCCGTGGGCTCATCGAGTTCGACCCGCGCGACCTCACCGACTCCATCCGCGTCACGCAGGCGCTCGACACGCCGTCAGAGATGACGGTGCGGATTCAGGTCGGGATGGAACTGTGGCAGGCCACGCTCATCTCCGATGAGGAGTTCGCGGAGAAGTACCTGCGAGAGCAGGACGCCCGCGAGTGGCAGATCAACCGCTGGGTGCAGATCATCACGAACTACGTGATGACGGGTGCACTGCCTCCGGTGCCACCGGGTACGCAGCCGGGACCCGACCCGATGGTCAAGATCGTCGCCGATGGAGTGCGTGGTCAGGTGCATTACGCCCTCATCGCGCAGTCGGACAACTACGCATGGTCGGTGGCGCGTCAGATGGCGCAGCAGGCGTCACAGCAGGCCCAACAGGGCGCTCCGGGCCAGATGCCGCCCGGTGGCGCACCTCCCCCGGGACAGCCCGGTCAGCCGCCTCCCATGCAGCCTCCGGGTGGGATGGGTGACGCAGGGCAGGCCGTGCAGCCGCAGACGACAGGCAACGTGGCGCAGGCGGCAGGGATTGCGTTGCCGGGGATGAATATGAACCCGACGCTGCAGGGCCAGTTGGGTGCGTCCGTACCTGGCGGACCGCAGATGAGCCAGATCGCTGGTGCTCAGTGAGCAGCATCCTGCCAGCGTTGGTGGAGGAGATTCAGAAGCGCGCGGTGACGACGATCGTTGACCTGAACCTCGACGCCATCGATGCGATCCTCGGGGTGGGTGACACGGCTTTGACGCCAGCGCAGCGGATTGCGCGGTTCTGGGACGATGCGAACTCGGGTGCGCTGGACATCATGAAGGGGCTACGGCCCGACCTGTACGAGCGCACGGTCAATGAGTTCGTGCGAGACGTTGGTAAGAGCGGGCTCGTGAACGCGCCAGAGGAGTAGCAGCATGGGCGATGTACTTGCCGGGACGAACACCATCAACACCGGAACCCTCGCGTGGGACGGTCAGGGCCACGCTCACGAGTGGAACGGCAAGGCGTGGGTAGCGCAGCCTGGGCTCGACGATGCGTCCAAGGCCAGTTCGTACATGTCTCCCGCGCAGCAGGCGGCAGCGGCTGCCGAGGGGCAGAACGCCAACGCGAACACCATCAGTGCGGGCGCTTCGGCTGCGAACGCGGCCGCGAACCAGCAGAAGGTCAATCAGGCGATCCAGTTCGATGGGCAGGGCAACGCCTACCAGTGGAACGGTTCCGGGTGGACGCCCAACCCGAGCCTGAATGACCCGTCCAAGGCGGCCGGGTACGTCTCACCTTCCGCTCAGGCGCAGATCGACTACTACAAGGGATTGATCTCCGACGCCCAGCAGCAGATCGCCCAGAAGAACACCGAACTGGAGCAGGCACGTGTGCTCCAGAACTTCAACGTGTCGAAGCAGGGGTTTGCGGACGCCACCTCGAACGCCACGCTGGCGAATCAGGCCGCGCAGGGCATCGCGACCCAGCAGGCTCAGATCGCCACGCTCGGTGTACAGCTCTCGCAACTTCAGGACACGCACAATTCAGCGCAGGCAGCCCTCAACCAGACGGTCGCGCTCGCCAACCAGTCCGCGCAGAACTCGGCCAACCAGTTCAACTCGCAGATGAAGTTCAACGTCGAGCAGGGCAACGTTCAGGCGAACGCTCAGAAGCAGACGCTGCTCAACACCATCAACGGCACGGTGGCGAGTGAGGCCGCGAACCCGGGTGACAGGGGTCAGTACGCCGCGTACGTGCTGGCGAACCAGAACAAGGGCTTCGGTCAGGGTGACGCGGGTCTCGCTAACGGGGCGAACTTCCTCTCGCCCGCGAGTCTTGCTCCGCTGCAGGGTTCGTTGGAGCAGAAGAACCAGGTGGCCGCGCAGCCGGACAACCCGTACTCGTTCACGCCGATTCAGGCAGCGCAGGCCACGGCTCCCGTGCTCCCCGCGCTGGACTTGTCGAAGGTCACGATGCCCACGGTGCAGCCGTTCGTGTCCAACGTGCCGGCGCCGAACTACAACAACGTGACCCTTCCGGGTACGACGGATACGGCGGCTACGAACCCCGGTGCGAACACCGGCACGACGCAGAACACGGGTTCGCTGACGCAGGACCAGCTCAATGCGATGATCCGTGCCCAGTCTCCCGCAGGCTCCGCTGGTGCGACTCCGCTGCCGCAGAAGGCAAGCGGCGGCATGGTGTCGGGTGCGTACATCGGAGACGAGAAGGGTCCCGAGATGCACATCCCGCTCGGCGAGGGTCACGCATTCGTGATCGACGCCAAGACGCTCAAGAAGATGAAGCCGGGGATGATCGCGCAACTCAAGAAGATGGCGTCGGGTGGCGTGTTCTCCAACGGGACGGTGTTCCCGTTCGGACAGGGACAGGACCAGAGCCTCGCGCAGAACTTCCTCTCACAAGCGACCTCAGCAGCTCGTGCGGGGACGCCGTTCGCGCAGGGGAATCTCCCGACGCCCGTGTACGTCTCGTCACCGGGGTTCAACCCTATCGTGACGAGTCTGCTCGACTCGCTGAACGCGCAGGCTCGCGGACTCCCGCCCGGTGAGTACACGCGACAGGCTGGGCTGCTCACACCACAGGGCCTCAACAACGTGGGTGCGATCGGAAGGACGGCGTGATGGCGAAGAAGATGACTCCGAAGCAGGACTCGGCGTGGGACCAAGCGCACGGCATCAAGGACGGATCGCGGCGTGACAACGCGCTGGACCGTTCTCGTGGCGTTCCCACCGCGAAGAAGGGGAAGAAGTAAGTGGCACAGAAGAAGAAGAGCGGCGGCAACTGGATCGCCGGCGCGACTGAGAACAAGGGCGGCTTGCACCGCTCCACCGGCACGCCGTCCGGCCAGAAGATCCCCGCGTCGAAGTTGGCGAAGGCCGCTTCGGGTGGCTACGGCAAGAAGGCCGAGAAGCAGGCTGCGCTCGCCAAGACGCTCGGCAAACTCAGGAAGAAGTAGACGCCGTGACTGGTGAGCCTCACAACTGGACTCTCGAGCGACAGCAGCGTCTGGCGTCTCAGTTCCCTGTCTTTCAGCAGAACGACGCGAAGACGGTGTTGAACGTGGACGGGTTTCGCGCGGTGCAGGGACAGGCTCCTACGGACTTCTCGCAGGCCGTGATGCGGCTGGCTGCACGAGCGGCACAGGGACAGAATGCCGGAACTAGCTGACAGCGGGCAGTCATGGCAGGCGACGGCGCAGGGGCTGCCTCCCCCCTCGCCGACGCCGCCTTCCTGGGGTGGGGGAGTCTCGTTTGGCGGGCTCACCCCATCCCCCACCGCGCCACCGCAGTCGTCTACGCCGTTCTTCGGCGGGGTGGGATCGCTGCTTCGCAAGACACAGCATGGCATCGGCGATGTGCTCTCCACGATCGGGAACATCCCGAACCCTGTTCCCGGTGCAACGAACCCCACGTTCGGCTCAGTGCTCGGGAACACGCTCCAGCGAACGCAGGAACTGGGTACGTTCATTCCCGGCGGGAACCAGATCCAACAGGCATCGGCTCGAATCCCGGTCATTGGCCCTGACGTGTCTCAGGCGCTCGGGATTGCCCCGCAGTTCGCTCTCGGCGGTGCTTCCGCGCTTGCTACTGGGCTCGGCTCCATCGGTGCGGTCGAGGCTCCGAAACTGATCGGCAACGGTCCCGGACTCGGCGCGAATGGTCTCCCCGGCGTGCTGAACTGGGGCGGCGCGGCACGTCAGGCAGTTGGTGCCGGCCCGTTCAAGGCTGCTGCATCCATCCTCGGCGCGACGGTTGGTGTGCTCGGTGCGAACGCCGCTGAAGGACTGCTGTCGGCGCGTAATGCGCCTGCCGCTGAGTCGCAGCCGTTCACTGACATCACGCCTGAGCAGTCAGCACAGGCCCAGACGCTTCCGACTGGCGCAGATGCGCAGACAGGGCCGTACAGCCTCACCCCACGACCGGGCGAACCCGCCAACCCGAACCCGTTCGCTGCTGGTGAGATCGCGCAGCAGGGCGGCATGACGCCGGAACTCTCAGCGCGCTACGCGGACATGCAGCAGTCCATCGCGGAGAACCGCACGAACGGCATCGGGCAGAACGGATGGACACCGGAACTCCAGCAGACCTACCGCGACATCACCGGCCGCAACCCCTCGGCGACGCTGCTCCGTGACCCCGAGTCGATGGGGCCAGTGGCAACTACGCGGCCCGCATCTAGCCCTGAGATTCAGGCGGCTGAGGCTGATGTGCGTCGAGCGCAGATGCAACTCACGCGGGAGCAGTTTCGTGCTGGTCAGAATCCACAGACACCGGAAGTTCCCATCAACCCGGCCGAGCGCATCCCGACCAGCGACCCTTCCGCGCTGACTGATGCTCAACTGCGGGTAGCGATGGAGCAGGCATCTGTTCGTGCCGAGCGTGCTACGGGCGGCACGCTGATGGAGGACGAGTACCAGCGTCTCGCAGACGAGTACGCCAAGCGTGGCGGGATGCTCGCGGACGTCCAGCGTTACTACAAGCCCGGCAACGTCATCGTCCGAAACAACGGATTGATGAAGGTCGTTGATGCCACGATCAACCCGGAGACGAAGGACTGGACAGTCCGATGGCAGCCTGTCGATATGGACGGGAACCCGACAGGCCCGGTGGTTCGCGCTCCTCTCGCGTACCCCGAACTACGCGATCTGCACCCGAGTATCACGCCGCAGGGCGGGTCGCCAGTCATCGCAGCTCGTCGTGCCGAACTTGCGGGAGCGGCGGCAAAGCTCAACGGTGCGAATGATCCGCTTGCGGCAGCGCAGACGAGCTACGACACCGCCGTTCAGAAACTCGATGCCCTGAAGTCCTCTGGTCAGCGCACGGCGGCGGATGTGACTCGCGGTGCGGGCAACGCGATCATCAAGGGCGAGCAGGGCGCGAACCCGAGCATCCCCGACACGGTGCCGCTCTACAAGATCAACGCGGCTGTTCAGGACGCTCAGATCTCTGGAGTGCAGCAGAAGGCAAACGTTGCTGCTCTGCGGGCTCGCCAGGCTGCCGCTGGTGCGAACTCATGGGAAAACGGACCCGGCGGGATGGAGGGCTACTTCAAGGCGCGCGGTGCGATGAGCATGACCGCCGACAGAGCCACCTATACTCCACTCGCAGACAGCATGAGCGATGCTGAGCAGAGCGCGACCATCAACTACATCCGCGACTCTGGACAGCCCTACTTCACTCGTCAGACGGCTGGTAGTGCGTTCGCGAAGATGCTCGCTGGCCAGCCGGTGCAGGACTCCGAGATGGCTGCCTGGGGTCAGGTGTTCGGCAAGGAAGCGCAGGATCACCTTGAGACCTTGATGGCCAAGGTCCAGCCGCCACCGTTGAACCTAGCAGTGAAGGCACGCGACGTCGCTAGGACGTTTCTGAACCGTCCGATCACGATGCTCAACAACACGGCGCGCCCGATGGAGACGCTTTTCGACGTCGCTGGTCCCGGCCGACTTGCTCCCACGCTGGCCCTCTACGCTCCCGACCTATACGCGAAGTCGTTGGGGGATACTGGCGCTGCGTTTATCGCGAAAGACCCCGTTGCCCTGATTCAGAAGTCGTGGGATAGCGTCAACGCCATTCCCGAACTCGCGAAGCGCGGGGTGAGCACGGACACGATGTTCGACCGCGACATCTTTGGGCTGGCTGGCGCGAAGTACAACCCGTACACCGGGGCGAAGGAAGCCGGTGGTGGGCTGGGCCTGTTCGCGAAGCTCCCACAGGGACAGCGCGCTCAGTTCCTCAACAACTTCTACCAGTTCTTCCGGCCGCAGCAGGTGGCATCGGAGGTCCTGACGCGGCTGGAGACTGGCGAACTGCCGGATACGTTCAGCCTGATTGCCCCCGGCAAGGATGTCCCTCTCGGCGACGTGGCGTGGACGAACTACGAGAAGAGTCTTGCTCAGGCAGCCGACATCGGCCGTGGTGTGAACCTCGTATCTGGGCACGCCAGCTTCCGCATCTTCGGTGAAGAGAGCGGGCTGATCCTGAACTTCGGGAACTGGCTCTCCGCACGGGCAGAGATCATCGCCCGCGGCCTCGTGGGTATGGGGCAGGGCGTAGCGAACCAGATTCCTGGTGTGACGGCTGAGGCGAGTTTCACCAACCAGATGGCGCGGACGGCGATGGGCCGTCTAGCCGCGATGGGGACGATCCTCACGGCAACGTTGAACTACGCGAACGGTGTGAGTCCGAAGGACCCGCGTGCGCTTCGTAACCACGTTCCGCAGTTGGTCATCAACCCGACTGGCGGGAGGGCTCCCAAGATCCCCGGATTCGCTGACAACACCCAGTGGGATCTGTATGGCCCTGTCGGGGAGTTCATCCAGCACACGGTCGGCGTTGCTGCGGCTGGCGTGAAGGGTGCTGCTAGCACCACCGGGAACGCGGCACAGAAGGCTGGCGGTGCGATTGCTGGGTCCGCTGGGGAACTCGGGTACTGGGGGCGCGGGCAATTGTCGTGGACGTTTGGGACGATTGCCGATGCGTTCAAGGGAACGGACATGGTGGGCAAGCCGACGACCCTCAAGGGGGAACTGCCGATTCCGTTCGCTGCCCAGGGCTTGACTGGTAACGACACCAGGAGCATCGGGACTCAGATCGGTGGGCAGCTCGGTGGCCGGATGCACGAGCCTACAGCTACGACGCAACTAGACCAGATCGCCAGAGGCACGACATACACCGATGCTCAGGGGAAGCAGCAGACCGGGACGGGATTCTTCAGCCTCCCGAAGTCTGCGCAGGACCAGATCCTCACGGAGCATCCTGATCTCGCGCAGCAGCAGACGCAGGAACGCTTGTCGCGTCCTACCACGCCAACTGGTATCGGAGAGGGGTTCAAGCAGCAGGCTCAAGCCCTCCTCACGACGGCTGACCAATACCTCGCGAACCACCAGGACGCTAAGGGGCAGCCGTTCACTGGGGACAACTGGCGGACCCAGTACCACCAAATCGAGAGCAACCTGTACCAGCAGCGTCAGGGCGTCTACGCGAACGCCGGCACAAGGCCCGGCAAGGACCCGGTTCTTGACGCCTACTACAAGACGATCGCCGACAACACGGACGCGCTCGGGAACCCGGACTGGAACGCCGTTGATGCCTATGTGGAGGCGCTTCCGAAGTCGCAGCGCGACTACATTGATGGGAACACCGGGCTATCTGTCTCGTCTCCCACGGTCAAGCAATACCGTTCAGACATGAAGCAGATGGACGACACGGGCTGGTTCACGATGCGCGAGGACGCTTGGAATGCGCTGAAGCAGCAGTACCCACAGCAACTCGGATCGCTGCCCGACTACACGACGTGGCGCAACGGCGAGGTGGCTGCCGAGACGAAAACCCTCATCGCTCAGGGATACGGTGCTGATGTGGCACCCCAGATGGCCGCGACGAAGGTCGGCAGCTACGCGACGGTGCAGGCACTGGACACCATGTACCGCACGGAGTTCCGCCATCAGTGGGTCGTGGATCACCCGGATCTGGCGCGCAAGGCATGGGGGTGGGGCTTGTTCACGCCAGACAATGCTGAGCGCGGATTCTTGCTGAAGAACGAGGGGAACACCCCAGCGACTCCAACACAACCCACGAACCAGCAGGCGCTAGGTGCGCTGGCAGGAGTGCCCTAGTGCGGGGTGTGAGCCTTCAGGAAGTGGATGGCGTCCGGGTCTCTAGGCGACCGCTCGGCCTCGGACTGCATGTAGCGGTAGAACCCGATGCCCTTGCGCCATCCGTATCGGCGCACACAACGTATAAATGGGTCAGCGACGTTCGACCAGAGTTCCCAGAGCACCCCACTACTCAACGCCAGCACCACGATTACACGGAACATGGTCACCCTCCTGATCTGAGCGTACACCCGTGACGACTCTCATCAGCCTGCTGCCGCGTGAGGTCGAGGAGAAGCTCGAGGAGTTCCTAGTCGCGGGCAAGACGGGATCGATGGAGCTGCACATCAACGCGGGCAGCATCGAGGCATGGCGCATCATCGAGTCGGGCCGAGTGCGTCGATAGGTTGCTATCTGATCATGCGCCTACTAGGATGAACGGTATCTAGCAGACCGGGCCACCCGAACCACGGAGCCCCTGTTTCACGTGAAACCACGTGAGCGGGGGCTTTTTCGTGTGCCCGGAGGATTTCGAGAGGTGACCTGTTGACGACGGAGCAGAGAGAAGCCGTCAGCACGGAGCAGCAGGAAGTCACGGCGGGGCAGGAATCCCCTGTAACCGCTCCCGTTGACGCTGCTGTAGCCGCTGCCACGGCCGACGCTGTAGCCGACCTAGACCTGTCCACCCCGGACGGCGTGCGAGCAGCCGCCAAGCGGTTCAAGGCCATTCAGGACGTACTCGACGAGTCGCGCCTGAACGGTGAGAACACTGGCAAGCAGCGCACGCTCTCGGAGATGCGGCGAGAGCAGGGCACGGCCGACCGTGCGAAGGCGTACCACGACGACCTCATCCGGCGCATCAACGCTGGTGAGAATTTCGAGACGCTGACGAAGCAGACGCCGCTCTACGTGAAGGCGAACGAGGACTGGACCCGCGTCGAGATCATGCGTGGCCTGATCGCTCAGGCTCGCACGCTCGACGAGGAAGCGGTCGCACCGCTGGCGGAACTCGCGGAGGCCCTCGAGGGCAACGCCGAGGAAATCCAGAAGGTCGCTCAGGCGGCTCTCAACGCGGTGGCGAACAAGTCCGGTGCCACGGCTCGTCAGTCCATCCTCGACGCGGAATCACTCGATGCCGTGCCGAAGGATTCGAAGCTCTACAAGGCAATCCGCGCGGAGATCGAGAAGGAGACGGAAACCGAAGTGAACGCCCAGAAGACCGAGGCGAAGCCGGTTCCCGCTGGCCCGAAGACCCCTGTGGGGACTGCCACCAACCCGATGACTCGACAAACGTTCGAGGCCCTGTCGCGCGACGACCAGAAGGCATACGTCGGCACGCTCAGCGAAGCGCAGCGAGACGAACTCTGGGCGACGGTGACGGCCTCCTAACCCTGAAAGAAGGGCTCGATGGTTTCTCCAGCGAGCACGGTCAGTAGCAGCATTCCGGTCCTCTTCGAGAGCGAGCTCCAGATCGCCCTCCAGAAGTACCTGCGCTACGCGAACGTGATGAACCGCAAGTACGAAGGCGAGATCAAGCGGCAGGGTGCGAGCGTTCGCATCCAGACCGTCGCGGATGTGACGGTCGGGGACTACGCCCGCAACACGGACATCTCGCTCCAGACCCTGACGACCACGGACCAGAGCCTCGTCATCGACCAGGCGAAGTCCTACGGGTTCTTCTGGGACAAGCTCGACCAGACGCAGACCTCGACGAAGGGCATCATGCAGGAAGCGGCCGACCGTGCCGCCTACAACATGCGCCTCCTGATGGACACCTACTGCGCGACGACCCTGCAGGGCGCCGTGGCCTCAGCCAACGTCCTCACGGCGGCTGCGGCTGTCGGCACGGGTGCGGGCAATGACGACCCGTTCAAGATCCTCGTCAAGCTGGCGCAGACGCTCGAGCAGAACAACGTCCCGGAGAACGGGCGCTGGGCTGTGATTCCTCCGTGGTACGCGGCGGAACTCAAGATCGACCCGCGTCGTTCCAGCTTCGGCACTCCCGAGAACATCTCGATGTACGGGCAGGGGCTGATGGGCATCGACACGGTGTCCGGTCTGCGGGTGTGGGTGTCGAACAACGTCCCGACCACGAACGCTTCCCCGACTGTGGGCGCGTTCACGGTCATCGCGGGGTACATGGACTCGGCGACGTTCGCTGAGCAGATCGTGGACTTCGCGATCAAGGACAACCCGTACCGCTTCGGCAGCAACGCGCTCGGCTTCAATGCCTACGGCGGCAA